GGCAATGTCGCAGTAGTTGAGGAAGTCGGCGAAGTTGGCAATGTTGCCAAATATAACAACCCCTTGTTCTATTATCGCACAACCAAAGCCCCCCTCCCGGAAGGCGGGGTCGAGGCCAATAATTACCGTGTCTTTTCCCATAGGAGTATCTTTTTCGCGTAAGCCACGCGCAATCCTTCGTAATCGTTCGCCTCCAGGCGTTTCAATATAGCGCGGGCATTGAAAATATTTTCTTCCTCTTCAGCCCGTCGGGCCATTTCAGCGCGGGCAAGTTCAGCGGCCTGAATCCAGGCCTCTTTCTTTTCTTCCTCGGTATGAACCAGCAAGCCCAAGCGGATTGCCGTGTCATACCAATGCACGGGTATATCCTCCATCGCACCCCGATACCCGGCCAACATCGCGGGGAACTTACGTTCGTACTCGCTTTGGCCTTCGATGTCCCGGCGCTGCTTTTCCGCTTCGCGCTCCGCTGCCTCGCGCTCCTTTTCTATAGCGGCGCGGGCTGCGTTGCGTTCAATCTGATAGGCCGCGAGGATGTCGCCAAACCCCTGGAGGGCGAACTTACCGTAGAACTTCGCACCCGTTTCAAGTTCACCGGATGCGGCCAACTGGGCGGCAGTGATTATCTCCCCTACCCCAAGCCCGGCGAAGCGGTTGCGCACCATATCCACGGCAATTGCCAATGCACCAGGGGCGGGCTGCTCCAAGCCAAACGCCTGGCAGAATAGGCCAATTGCGCGGCCAATGGCGGCGGTGGCGGCCTCTCTGTCTATCCGACGGATGGGTTCGGAGAGGCCCGTCTTGGTGGCTTGTACGATTGCAGGGAGGCTCATTTCGTGGTGGCATACGTCCGGTACACATCCCGGCGCTTGGTGGTGAAGAATAGTTTCCCGTCATTCGTGTCGTGCCATTGTACACCGTAGAAGTCGGAATCGCGTAGTATGGGCGTTTTACCCTTCGCCCAAAAGCGATAGCCACGATTCATCAAGTCGGCAATGAACTCCTGCGCCTTTTGCGCGTCATCGAACGCCATTTTCCCGTTAGCCACGTATGGGCTTTTTTCGGGGCGCTTGCGTGGTTCTACGGGCTTCACCGCTTTCAGCGTGAAACTTACACCCTTGTCCGAAAGCTGACGCTTCAGCACCTTCATTTCGTCCTGCATCGCTTCAATGTGGGCGTTAAGGACGTTCAATTCGATTTTATACCGCTCCAAATTCTTTTCTACCTGTGCGCGGTTGTTATCCCTGGGTGCGACATGGCGGATGTACGTCAGGATGTTCTTACGCCTTGCAAGGGCTTTAGAAAGCATCTTGCGTAAACTCGGCGTGTACTGTTCAATATTGTCCATGTTAGAAATTGATTTCGGCCTGCTCGTTCGGCGCAGGGATGTGAACATTAAGGTATTCGGCGGCGAAGGCGATGCACTTGTCTATGTACTCTCCCGTTTCCTGCTTGGATGCATCCTCTAAGGACGGCTCCACCTCGTGGATTTCGCCATTCGCGTCGGCGATGCAGACAGGCTCCAGGAAGCGGCGTTTCATTAAGGTGTGAACAAGCTGTATACCCTCTTTCGTATCCGGGATGTTATTGCCCACCTCCTGGAAGCCCTGGAGGATGTACGGCAACACAACCCCAAAGTAGTAACCCAGCTGCGGGTTTGTCTTTGTCCGCAGCTGGGGCTTTATGGTGACGGTAAACTCCTTACCCCGGAACATGGCGGCGACTTCAGCCTTAAAGCGCTTAGGCAGCTTTATAGTGCCGTCAGCGTCTACCCTTCCGAGGTATTGGAGTTTCTTAGTAGCCATTTTTCGTCTTCTTCGTTAAATTCATACTGAATGTTCTCATCAAGAAAACGAAAAACATCCATAGAAAATTCAAACACTTCATGCTCCATGAAATGAACGCCTTTCAGTCTATTGCCTTGTAATTGGTAAGTAATGTGAGTGTATTCAGCGGTTTCTAACGTCCTTACTGCGTCCACTCGTGCGCAAAATATGTAGTTCATGTGTCTCACATATACGGCTGCGCCTACTTTGTATTTAGGTGTAATCATTCGGCGTCCTGGGTTGAGGGGTGATATACCTGAATCCGTACACCCTTGATTTCGGCGCCATAAAGTTCGGGGGCGATGTTCTGGAAGCAGCGCTTAAAGATGCGCTCCACTTCGTCAGGATGTTGAAGAAGAGCGTCGGCTACCCAATTTGAGCATACATGAAAAGTCTCAAAGCCATTACTGATACAATCAATAGCATCAGACCAACGAACCCCCGCTAACTTGCTATTAGGGTGCAGAATAAGCCGCTTAAACTGCTCAGGGGTAAGCGACATCACAGTAACGCCGTATTCGACAATCACATGTGAACCCCTGTTATCGGGGGGGAAAAGAACGATTCGTAAATTCATAAGTGCGTGTGTTTTGTTTTTTAGTAAATCAGGTAATGGCTGCCATTGTCAATCAGGCGCATAATAGCGTCCTGATTAGGCATATCGAAAAGAAAACGGCGGGCATCGTCGTTGCTCATTTCATCCGCGCCAATAACGGCGTACTTGTTGGAGTAATAGAGCATTTCGCGGATTTCGGCTACTGTAAGGGTGGTTGCTGCTTGCATGGTGTGTGTGTTTTGGTTACTTTGATAGTACAAATATAAGATGCTATATTATACTGTGCAAGATTTTAACTAAATTTTTTGCAAAATTTCTTCGATACTCAATCCAACCAGGCTCATATCCGGTTCGTTCTTCGCCTTGTACCGCGCAAACGCCGACATTAATTCTTGCCGCTTGCTATTCAGGATACAAGGCGTAAAGTTCGCCTGGTACCATTTCCCCCCATGCTCCCAGGCTGCTTGTAAGAACACCTGCCAATCCTCCAGGGAACCCGTGGCTTTCGGAAGCCCCGCGCACCATTCGCGCCATTTCTTGATTGCTGAACCGTCTTTAGGTGCGAACGCATAGGAGTTGCCCGTCTTGGACTTGGATACAGCTATCCCCTTGCTTTCTACGAACCGCGCCCATGCCTCGTACATGAGGTACGTCTCCGTCGGCTCCTTCGCCGCGGGGGGGGCTTCGCGCAACTTGGGGGGGCTTTTTTTCTTTTCGGCTTTTAGCGGTGCAGGTTCCCCAAACTGCTCGAATTCGGCGGCCACGTCGCCTATATTTTCGCGTTCGATTTCGCGAAACCCTTTTTCGTTAGAAAAAGCAGTTGTTGTAGTCTCTGTAGTATTCTTATGTGTATTCTCTGTAATAGTTGGTAGGTTACCGCCCCGCTTGTTCGTAGGTAACCTTTTTCCTTGTTCGTAGGTAACCTGTGAACTTGTTTCGTGGATAGCTACCAACAAGCCCTCTAAGTTCACATCGTAAAACGTCCTGGCCGGCACGCCTTTTCTTTGGATGTTAATGAATGGCAGTTCACCTATGGCCTTTTTCGCATTGCGGAACTCAGTAACAGTCAGGTGTGTCTCGCTGATAAAATCGGCGTCGGTTTTATAGAACTCCTTCTTGGTGTTGGAATACCAATACATCAGCTGAGAGAGCAATACCCCACCTGCTACGCTGCCTGTGATGTGGATGTAAACAGGATAAACGGCAATAGGGCGCTGGTTGAGTGCCAGCATCACGTTAGCGATTTCTTTATTTTTCATAATGAAAAAAGAAAGGGGGAAGGCCACAACGCACTCCCCCCTATTATGGGTAAAAATCTACTCATGCACTTGGTTGTGGGCAGGTGCATGAGCAAGACAAATATACGAAAAATCCTTAGAACATGGCTATCTGATTAGATTCTTCGAAGCGCTTAACAACGTTTTCCAGGTTAATAGTAGCCTGTTTGAAATAGCTTTCCTTCAACTCGATACCGATTGCTTTGCGCCCCATTGACACAGGGCTGTAAACCTCGCTACCTACACCCATGTAAGGCGTTAACACTACTTCGCATGGGTTGGAGTACAATTCAACGCAGCGATCAATAACGTCAAGCTGGAGCGGGTGAACGTGCTTCTCGTCGTCCGGGTCCTTGCTGTCCTGGAATGAAAGGACGTTGTTTATACGGATGTCATCCCAAACGCTCGATGCGTAGCGCTGCCAAATGATGTGCGATGCTTTGTTTGTTTTCGGGTCCTCATGGCCTTTGTATTTGCGCTGCAAAGCCTCGAAGCTGGCAATGCGGTATGCTTCGATTGCATCGCCTATGTTTTCCTGGGCGCTAAAATCGAATTGACTAACTGGCAGCCCGTAAGTATTCAGATGCTCGTCAAGCAAGGGAGTAGCCCCTGCGTAGTGTGTAAGGCCATACGGATGTTCGACCGGGATCGCGTTTTCTCCGTGCTTTTTGAAAATCAAAAGATAGTCAGGCATAGCGGTAAAACTTTGGGTGCTATCCTCGACAATCAATTTGTGCATCAGAGAGCGCACCATAGTGCGCATACGGACTTTGAGCGGCTCTTTCCAGATGGTGATACAGTTCTTATAGTGGAACCCGTGTTTTTCGTGCAACTTGATTATCTCATGGCGAAAATCCCAAAGGTTTTCCGTTTTGCTGTCCATTACATCCGTGCAATGCACACACGTTATCCGGCCTGGTTTGGTCAGCCTGGCAATTTGCTCGACGGTAAACTCGTACATCTGTAAGAACTCCTCCTTTGTAGCACAATTGGAATGGTCGAAGTCGGAACTGGAGTAGTTATACAGCCCTGCAAAAGGCGGGCTATAAATTGATAAGTCCACGGATGCGTCAGGGAGTTGCTGCATAACCGATACGCAGTCGTTGTTGTAAATCGCATAGTTGTCTTTAATCACCTGTTTCATGTTAGATAAATTTTGGAAGTGAAATATTGCTTTCTAATGTTTTGGTTTGTGTCTTGTATTGGCTGTTTATGTTCGCATTGAGCATCGCGAATAGTTGGTTCGCGCTTTCGGCTTTCGCTATAAGGCTATCCATTACCTTCTTTTGTCCGTCGCTGAATACCAGGTCCACGTTAACGGTACGCTTTTGACCAAAGCGCCAAAACCTGCGAATAGCCTGATAATATTGCTCATAACTGAATGTCGGGAAGTACACCGTGTGGTTACAATGCTGCCAGTTAAGGCCAAAGGCGGTCATTTTTGGTTTAGTGATCAGCTTCTTTATGTCGCCCTCGAAAAAAGCCAATAGCATTTCTTCTTTTTGGTCAACATTCATGGATCCTTTAATCTGGTATGCGTTCGGGTCCATTTGTTCCAGGGTGTCCCCTTCTTCGTTGAAGTTACACCAGTAAACCGAGTGTTCGTATGGCTTTGCCACTTCGATTGCTTTCTCGCAACGGTCAAGTATAGTACCTTTTTGCTCATGCCTGATTTCAGGCAGGCGTTGGGCTGGCATTTCAAACATCATTATTTGTCCATTGACTATCCAGTTGTTTTTGTTCGTTACGCTATGGTAGTTGAACTTTAGTTCAGGTAAAACGTGCTTTTCGTCCGAGAAACCCAGGTCGGAAGGTTTACGCGCTGAAATGCTCCAAGACGATACCCAGGCAAAAAAGGCGTCTTTGGCATGGGGTTTTAGGTAGAACTTACTCCCTACCCTATCCATCGCCTTGATATTGTTTTCCCGGTTGCTGAAAAACTTAGTCAGCATATCGGTATAGCCCATATATCCCAAAGCCTCGGAAGATGTACCCAGTTCTATGTAGTCGTTCGGAGATGGTGTTGCGGTAAACAGGTAACGATAGCGCACCTTCTTTAAGAAACTTGTTACCTGGTTTTTAATCGCCCCGTCAAAGTTCTTTAGGATACTGCTTTCGTCCAGGATAACGCAATCAAAGTCGGTGTATTTAAACTTGTCCAGGCGCTCGTAGTTGCACACAACGATGCGGGTATTGTGCTTTCCGTCTTTGCTGTATTCTACTCCCTGGATTCCAAACATAGCCGCCTCCCGGACAAACTGAAAGGCAACTGCCAGGGGGGTAATGATTAGCACGGGCTTTCCGGTTGCGGTTGCGTAGTTATCCGCTACGCTCAACTGAATAAGCGTTTTACCCAGTCCGGTATCCAGGAACACGGCGCAACGTCCTTTCCTGATCGCGTGTTCGGTAACGTATCGCTGATAGTCAAACATGGTATCAGGTATAGATATTGGCTCAATGCCAAAATTTACCTGACTATGTTTTTTGCTTTCAATGAATTGAAGGTAATTCATGGTGTGTAAAATAAAAAAGGGGGCAACGCTTCCACACATTACCCCCGATTAGGATTTAACCCATGCGTTGGCACCCGGTGGAAGGCGCGTGCTAACGCATTGCAAATATAAGAAAGGATATAATAACATACAAGCGTTGTGCTATTTTTTTTCATCCATCACCTTCCCGGCGTCGGGATGGTGTTCTTTCAGGATAGCGGCCAAGCGGCCACGGTTGTATAGTGCCTGGTCCTCGTGGTATTGGATAGCGCGCTCCAGGTCCTTGATTTTCGCGGCTTTGAGTTCGGCTACCTTGGCATGAGCTTCTTCCAGGGTTTGGGCGTAGAAAGTGAACGAACTATCCTTAGCCCGCTTGTGCTTATCCATCACCATTACGAAATGCTTAGATAGGGGCTTTGTGTCCGGCCTTTCATCGATTGCCAGGGAGTACTTGTTGACTTCGTACATCATTGGTTGTTAATTTTTGGCCTCTCCCAGAGGCATTTGGTGAAATCTTTTGGGGCTTTTCTTTTCCCCCACTCAATACACCATGCGGGGTTATGCGATTGCCAACCGTCAGCCGTACAGGTTGGCTTTTCTTTGAAGGTGTATATGCTGCCATCGGCGTCAATGGCCTGCCAGCTCCAGGCTGTTTTCTTCCAGGCGATGGGTGGCTTAAGCCCGTGTTCGTTTACTTCTTGCATACGTCTAATTTACGTCTAAGGTGAACAATTGGGCGGGGTTTAGATGAACCATATCGTTGACGTCAACGGGGTGGTCAAGGTAGAAAAAACCCCCGACAAGTAACGCATTGCCGGGGGCGGTTGAAGGATTTGCATCCTGCATTTCGGTGTGCGTTACTCCATCGAAATGCAGGTACAAGACACTCAATATTCATAACAAAACCAAGCGGGCAAACCTACCTTTTCTCCAGTTGCCCCCCATTGTAGATATGCAGCATCCCAGCCACCTCCGGCACGGTGCATTCCACGACATACCGCCATTGGCCTGCCAGATTCTGAAATGCGGCCACTACAATACCGGGATAGCGGTAGCCGGATACCTTAACAACGTGGTCGCCTGGGTTGAATTTTTGCTGTTCGTTCATGTTGTTGTTGGTTGAAAAAAGCACCCCGGCGCAACTGCCAGGGTGCCGAAGGTCATGCAAATAACTAATCAAACGTCTTGTTCGTTCGCGTCCTGGGTAGCCTTGTATT